GGTCAACTAATTTTTTTTCTATGTCAGTATGAAAAGGACAAAACTCATACCCTATTGTTGTTGGAAATAAATGTTCAATATTCATATGATGTATTAAAAGATACTATTGTTTTTCTTTTGTTTGTTGTATTAGTAGGAGATCTATGGGGCCAGTATGCAGGAAATGTAATTAAATCTCCCTCTTCTATATTTAGATTATTATGTCCTTTTATTTCTGTAGCACACGTTGAATCTGGTAATTCTATGAAATAAACGTTTGTAAAATGTGAACCAGCATGAGTATGCCAATCATGCGTAGAGTTTTTATCATAAATTTGAAACCACCAATTATGTATAATTAATTTTGTAAGATTAAAATCTTTTAGTCCTAATTGTTCCGCTATCCTAGTATAGTATTTATTTATTATGTCTTTTATGTATTTTGTAAAATATGTTCTTTCAATATTAGACGGAGTTTGCCAATCAGTAGAAGTAACATTTCTATAATTATTTTGTTTTGTTTTATGTACTTCGTTTAGAATCATTTCTTTAATATTTGAATGTTCTTTTATTTTTGTAATTACCAAACCCATGAAATAAAAGAATACCTAACTCCTTTCTTTACAGGGTTTACTCTGTGAGGGTATAAAAAATTAGATGGAAAAACTAACACATCACCTTGTTTTAATTTAAAGGTCATATCATTAAACATCATAAACTCTCCACCTTCAAAATTATCATTTAATGCACCAACACAACTAAGTATAGGAACACCTTTTCTTTGACCATCAAATATGGATGCGATGTGATCACAGTGATCAGACATTTGTTTATTTTTTTTGTAAATATTAAATCTAACTTCGGTATACCCATTCCATTCTTGAAACCAAGGAAAGTCTAAATGTTTTGTATAACCACGAATTACGTGCCACAAAAGCCTCATTATTTCTTGAGAGTTATTTGATCTCATATAAAGATTATCTAATTCTTTGTTACCACTGAGAGAAGCAACCTCCTCATTGTTTCTGTTATGCCATTTATGTGTTGACCAATTTTTTTTATTTTTATTTATTTCTTTTATTGTGTCTTTACATAATTTAATAGGTAATGCGGACTGAGCTGTCAGGACATAATCTTCTAGTTTTTTCTTCATATTAAAAATAATTAAAGTTTATTGTTATTCTTCTTTTTTGATTAGTGCAAACAGAACTAGAATGTAACTCATGTGGTTTAAAAAATACGGCTCTATTTGCTTTTGGTAATACTTTCTTATCTTTAAAATATGTTGCTCCATTATTGTCATTTATATAAAACAAACAACCTTTGTGTGGATAATCATAATCTTTGTGCGGTCTATGTATTATTTTCTTTTTACTGCCTGTATACATATTGCCTTTTATTCTAATCAAAGCCTTACATTCTATTTTTTTTAAAAAAGATTTCCACAAGTTAAAATAGTTACTGTTTGGTTCATTATTAATAAAGAACAAGTGTATGAAATAATAATAGTCTATAGGGTCATCTTCATCTGTTATGTGGTCGTTATAGTAAAATGGAAAATTATTACTACAAATAACTTCTTGTATTTTAAAAAACTCGTCATCTGATAGAAAATTATCTACTACTTTAATCATTTAATTTTATCTTTCATAATCCTATATACTTGATTTTTATTTATTTTCAAGTATATATTCAAATTAGAAATATGAAATACAAGATTGACGGCATTTTTCCAACACCTATTTACATAACTTCTCTAGGTAGAGAGTTTAGTAAAACAGAGATGAAAGCCATAGATAAGATAAATAAAAGTATCCATCAAAACGAGAGTAATTATATTTCAGATGATTCATACATTTTAGAAAAACCTGTTTTTAAAAAATTAAAAAAAGAGTTATTTGCACACCTTTTAGAATATAACAAAGTTATTACACAATGGAAAAACGTAAAACCTTACATAACTCAGTCTTGGTTAAATTTTACAAAAACAGATGAGTATCATCATATACATGAACATCCTAATAGTATGATATCTGGTGTGCTTTATGTAAACGCTAATCCTGAAAACGACATGATTAGATTTTTTAATAATTGTTATAAAAGAATTAAACCCGAAACAAAAAATTGGAATCTCTACAACTCTGAAAGTTGGTGGTATCCTGTTACTTCAGGAGATCTTTTATTATTTCCTTCAGAACTAACTCATAAAGTAGATGTTAAAAAAGGAGATAACCTTAGAATTAGTCTGGCTTTTAATTCTTTTGTAAAAGGAGTTTTAGGAGATAGGAAAAAAATATCAGAACTGGAGATAATATAATGCAATCAAAGTATACGACAAAACAAGTTATTGAAAAATATACAAACGAAAATGGTTTTTCATGGGGAGTGAACACTGTCATGGATTCTTTAATTAGAAACACTGAGTATGAGTTAAAAGCTTGGGAGGGTAATTATACCTTAGAACGTTGGCATAATGAAAAGCCTTCATCACAAGAGATACGAGAAGAATATATACGTCAACAAACAATAGCAGAGTGTATAGAATACTTTGAAAATAAGTCTTTAATAGGACGTATAAAAAATTTATTTAAAAAATTATTTAAATCTTAGGATACCCAACCAGCTGTATTATCTGCTTGGTAAACGCTTTCATCCCATTGATAACTACCACCATCATCTGGATAAGGTACAGGTGGCTGCCACTCACCAATTATTCCAGACCCAGCCACATATGTCCAGCTAGGTGCAGGTTGTACAGGAGTAAATTTTTTAGTTGAAAAGTCGTAAGTAGATCCAGGCGTAACTTCATTAGTAGCTTCAACCCAAACTACGCCAGAAGTTCTTTGACAATGATTTATAAACTTAGCTCCCTCTTCTTCTGTTGGAGCATCACTTTCGCCAACAACAATTAAGTCAACCATGACGTTGTTTTCATCTAATTTAGCAAATCTTTTCATTACGTTGTATACGTCCCTGTAGAAGTAAATACCATGATCGTGTTAGATCCAGATGTAGAAACTGTAGGTGAGCCCGTAGTGGTTCCAGTAAAGTTAGCAGTTGGAACAGATAGAACAACTGTACCATCTCCACCTTGACCACTTGAAGGAGAAGCGGGAAATTTTCCTCCGCCTCCGCCGCCACCTTTACCGTCTGTGCCAGCTCTTGGGGATGTAGATCCGTCACCAGAAGAGAAACCATCTCCTCCGCCGCCAGAACCTCCAGATTTACCTGGAGCCCCTCCACCGCCACCTGCGTATATAATAGATGAACCTGTTATAGAACTTGAAGAACCACTTCCTCCGTTTCCACCTGGTGCATTTCCGCCAGAACCTCCAGCGCCACCTCCGCCACCAGTGTTTCCTGGATTAGCTTGTCCTCCTTGATTTCCTTGGCCTGGTATTCCAGCACCTCCCGCTCTTTGGTTTGATCCTGCATCTCCAGAACCACCACCAGAGGCACCTGGACGACCTTCAGGATTTGAGTTTCCTCCTGGACCTCCAGAACCACCAGCATTACTAGTTACTGTTGTTACACCAGTTCCTGCGATAGAACTATCTCCGTTAGCTCCGCCCACTGTGATTGTAAGAACTGTGTTTGAATTTGCTATGAAGTTTCCAGATCTGAAGCCGCCAGCTCCGCCGCCGCCTCCGCCGAAGGCTCCTCCGCCAGTTCCACCTCCACCTATTGTAAGGTGATCTATTTGATATGGTGGTCCTCCAGCTCCTCCTCCTAGACCTAGGATTCTATATCCGAATGATGACATACTCTATACTCCTTTTATTACGCGTCGTTAGCAGCGTCAGTAGTAAAGAATAACTTGATACCTAAAAGTTTTGCATCAGCATCTAGATTATCTTCTGACACGTCTCTAGATATTTGAAAGAACACTTGTTCATCTGTACTAGGTGAACCAGCTATTGTAACTGCTCCACTTTCTGCTGTGACGTCTAAATCGTTTGCTGTTCCACTGTGTGCTTTTGCTGTTGGTGCAACTTGTGTACCAAAAGCTGTATTACAAGAATCATTATCTGCAATAGCAACACCAGATAAACCCCAAGAAACAGTACCAGTGTCTGTTGAGTCTGCTGTAAAAAATGCTTGAAAAGTTACTGTTCCTTCGTTCCATGATTTAGGAAAAGCTATTGCAAATTGTGCAAACTCGTCAGATGTTTTATCAAAAGGCAATGCCTTAAGTTCTGGTCCGTTTGATAATTCTGTTTGGGAAATAGCTCCACATCCATCTGTAGTGTTAGGATACATAGCCACTGCAGGAACCCAAATACTTTCTTTACCTGCAACTTTAACTGCTGATCCATTCGATTGAACAGATCCAGTTCCTTTTGCAACTAAATTTAAACTAATATTTGTGTCATCACCTGTAGCAGAAATGCTTGGTGCATTACCTGTTGCAGCGTTAGTGACATCGAATTGGTTTACTGCTGATGATGTTGTTTGAAATACAATTTGTTCGTTAGAATTTTCATCTAAAATACCATGAGCGTCATCTATAATTATGTTATTATCATTTGTATCTAAGTTTCCACCAAGTTGAGGTGATGTGTCCTCAGATATCTCTGTTAAACCTAAAGCAATCTCTTTAATATCTGGATTTGTACCATCATTAGCTGCAGCAAAAACAACTTTATCTCCCTTATCAGTTGCTGAGAAAGTTACAGTTGATCCTGATCCAGAAACATATTTAAACTGAACTGTATGTGCGCCTGAAGTTGAGTTTCTTAAAATATAAAAAGTTTGTACATCTAAAGGAATTGTAACAATTTGATTTCCTGTAATTGTGCCTGTAAATTCTATCATTCTATGTGCTAGAACTGCACCAGTTGATCCATCAGACACTGATAATGTTGTAGTCTGTGCACCTCCAGCTACTGATTGTTGAGTAAATCCGCCAGATATTTGTTCAATAATGCTTAAATTAGTATTTGTTTTTGTTCCCCATGTACCAGCGTTTTCACCAGTTGCTTGAAGTTCTACCCCTAAAGGTGTGAATGTTGATGCCATATTTTTCTCCTATGCAACGTTACTATAACTTGTATTTGATCCAGTTGCAACATCTGTATATGATGAATTTGAACCTGTGTCAACTGCTTGATATGCTTGAATTCCAAAGCCTGTAGAAGTTCCAAATGCAGCTATAGAAGATGTTGTAGACAATCCTCCTATCGTAAATGTAACATCAATTTTAAGTGATGGAGAGCCAACAGAAGTTGTTGCTGATTGACCTGTTACTCCCATTACATCCGCAGGAGATAGTGCTCCTTGTGCGGACGTCATAGATAAACTTGTAGGAATAATTATAGGATTTGTAGTAATAGCTACATCACCTATCGCTGTTGTTGCACTGACTCCAGATATACCCATTACATCTGCAGGAGATAAAGCTCCAACAGAAGCTGTTGCTGATTGTCCTGTTGGGCTCATCACATCCGCAGGAGATAGTGATCCTTGTGATGCAGTTGCTGATTGACCTGTTGGAACTAAATCAGGAACATCACCACGCATGGTCGCTGTTCCAATAGATGAGGTTAATGCACCAGGAGATGTAATACCAAGTGATAAATCATCTATATCAAGAGTAAATGTACCCCAAGCATTATTATTCCAAGCTTTAGCACCCCAAGTGCTATTACCTAAAGTCGATTGTAATTCAAAACCTGTTAATGTTGCATGAGCATCATTTGATTCGCCCCAAAATTCTTCACCCCAGCCATCACGGCCCCAACCAACTTCGTTGTACGCTTCTACCGTACCAACAGTCGTAGATAATTCTAAACCTGTAACTTCAACACTGTTGTCATTAACAGCTCCCCACTCACCAGTGCTCCAAGTTCTTCCACCCCATCCCGTTTGAGGAACACCCATATTAGTTCCATCACCGACGGATGTAGTTAAACCAAATCCAGTTAAAGTTACTACAGGATTGAAACTTTCTCCAAAAGGACCAACGTTCCAAGCATTTCTACCCCAACCATTTGATTGAAATGATAATAATCCATCCGAGTTTAAAGAAGTTGTTAATCCAAGACCAGTTAATGATACAGTATTATCTGATAATTCATTCCACTCGTTTTGACCATAAGCCTTACCACCCCAACCTTGTTGAGGCACACCCATGTTTGTACCGCTTCCAACTGAAGAAGAACTAGAAAATCCTGTAGGTGTTATGGTTACAGTATCAGACTGCCAGGAATTATCACCCCAAGAATTTTGTCCCCAGGTAGTTGACATAAGGAGTTCCTCCTTATGCTATTCTAATAATAGCGTTTGATGCGTCTGCTGTTGGAAATTGAATTGTGAAAGTTCCACTTGTTACAGTTTTGTCTGATCCAAAATCGATTGCGCACACTGCTGGATCACCTGTTGCACTGTCATTAAATATTAAACACCCTCTTGCTGTAAAAGATGCTGACGTAAAACTAGTGTCTGCAAAATCACAAACAGCTGTTGATGAATCTAAAGTTGGAGTTACGCTTGTAAGAGCATTTCCTTTTGCTGTGTATCCAGATCCTGATACTTCATTTGATGTTGTGTATGCTGTAGTAGAAGCTCCTAACGAAGCTGAACTTGTGTACAGAGCTAAGTTGAATGTGTTTCCAGACGATGCTGTGAAATTGTGTGTACCTTGTAAAAGCTCTTGTTTGAAACTATTACAAATTGCCGATGTTATTGCCATAATTTAATCTCCTATGGGTTTGCTGAATTAATTGGTATTCTAACTGCTCCATCTGTGTAGTCGTCTCTTCGTCTTCTACCAACTTGTTCCGCAGCAAACTTTTGTACTTCTTGTTTATATTTATTTTCATATAATGTCAACATATCGATTGGGCCTTTTAAAAAGCCATATGCCTCTGATAAACAACAATATAATAGACCATTTGGAAAATTAAGACTAATATAATTAGTGTCATCATTCTCTAATAGAGCAGGCATTGCGTTATAATGAACTCTAAATTTATAAGTTGTGTCAGGAACAGGAGCAAACATCATTCTGCCAGAGGTAGTGTCAGATTCTCCTGTGGCACCACCAAACATGGCATAATATTTAGGTTGACCTCTTTTAGCAGATTCAGTTGAAGAAATATACTCTTGAAGATATGTGACATCTTTTTTTTCTAACCAAACATTAGCACCAGTCGTAGCTGAAGTTGAATCATATACCTGTACGCCTCTTATAAAAACAGCTCCCGCTGGAGAATTAATTGTTTCTTGACCTGTAACTAAATTACCTATTTGTTGCTTTCTATCAGCATCAATCGGTAAATCTCTAAAAATTCTATATTGTGCATTTAATATAATATTTTCTAAAACAGCGTTTGTTAAAACATTTGAGTCTGTTTCAGTATAACTTTTAATCTGTGTTTTTAATCCTGATGCACTTAACCCTGCCATTATACAGCTCCTGCTAGCTCTCTACAAATAGGACAGCTTTTTTTATATCTATTATGTGTTCCACATTTCCACTTTGGTTCTTCATGCACAGGTATTTCTGGCTCTGGAACTTTAGTATAATACTCTATGTGCTCATCTTCTGGACATGCACATTGTTTAATACCAAATAATTTACTAATTAATTTTTTAATCATGCTG